GATCGCCGCATCTCTCGCCAGGCTGGTCTGGTGCATCGCCCAGATCCCGTTCAAGACGCCCGTCTTCTGTGCCGCCGTGGCAATCAAGGCACTGATGATGTTGTAGGTTCGTGGATTCGTCGGATCTGCGCTATCCGTCCGGGTCGCCGTCACTGATACCTCTTTGCGTGTCACATCCATCACCGTTATTTTGACATCCCATGTTATGGCCATTTTCTTACCTTCTTTGGGCAGGCACGGGGGCCTGCCCCTACGGGTTCGTTTACATTGCCGGCGGTCCTGCCGCCGCATTCTGCTTCGTCAGCCTTCGCACTTGCCCATCCAGCTCCACGGTCAGACGGTCCTTGGAATGCCTGACCGCACTGGCCACCATCGCCGGGGTTTCAACCAGAATGTCCCGCAGCGATGGTCCCTTGATCGTGACGATCGGCATACGCCCCACGAGCCGGCCGGATCCCCGGATCTGGCCGGTCCGCCAGTCCAGGGTAGGCCTCCCGGTGGAAGACTCAAAGCGAAATGCGCCAAGCGTAGTGCGCTTACCGCTTGCCGCTTGCCGCTTTGCGCCTACCCCGCCGCCATACATCCGCATCAAGACCCGGCGGGACCCCCATGCCGTTCTTATGAATGCCCTGGGCAGGATACTGCCTCCCTTATTTATATTCACCCGTACCCCGGCGAACAAAAAACCTTGGCCGCCGCCACCGCCATAATTGAATCCGGGCAACCGCAGATCCTTGGCCCCAAAGTGTTTGACCAGGTCAAACCCCGCGTCGCCGGCCCACATCTCCGCCACCCACGAGCTCAGTGTTGCATGGCGGAACAGCAGGCGCGACTTGATCTCCTTGATCGGAAGATTGATCCTGGCCTTGATATCGCGCGAGACCTTTGCGCGGGTACTGACCATAGTCCGGTTCAGGGCGTTATAGACCGCACGTGCAATCCCATCGCGGACGTAGGCAAGCTCCTTGCGTGCCCGCTGCAAGGCGGCCTCGTCAACCTGTATGTCAATTCGTGGACCAGCTATTTTTTCCATGAAAAAATAGGTTTTAAGTTTTAGGTATTAGGTTTTAGGTAACTGATGTTTCCTGTCTTAAAACTTAAATCTTAAAACCTAAAACCTTCTTTATCTTGCCGCAAACGTCACCATTCCTGCATCCTGCCGGGCAATCCGGGTCAGGCGGAATCGCCTGGCCGTGGATCCTTGCCTTGGCGGGACCAGGACCTCGTCACCATCTACCCACTCGGCCGCCGTGATCCCGACGGCCGCATCATTCAACACCGTTATCTCGACCTGCTGGCTTCTTACCCGGGCCACACCCTGAAGGGACCTGTCGTCCTCGACGTATTCCAGGATTACCTGGACCGCCCGGCCGGCCCCGATCCCCGCCGCATAGTACGTGGCATCAACGCCGAACATGTCCATCAACAAGACAGATGCGTCGTTCCACATCAGGTCGTATGTGCTGTCGGAGGACATAAGGTTTTATGTTTTATGTTTTATGTTTTAGGTATTAGGAATAGTTTTAGGTTTTAGGTATTAGGTTTTAGGTTAAAGATTTTTCCTGTCTTAAAACTTAAAACTTAAAACATAAAACCTTCCTTCTACCTATAACGCTTTCAGACCGGCCCGGGGGCCAGCCCGGACCGGTCTGAAAGAAAGGGTTTCTAGCTCAAGGTTGCATGGGCCGCGTAGTACGGGGCACCATACCCCCAATATCCGCTCTTCTTGAAGATGAAGAGCATCTCGTCTTCCAGTTTGTAGTGGTCCGAGTTCTCGTCAAGCACCTGCTCGATCGGATCGACCTCTGTCTGGATGATCAGGGGCTTGAAGATCGCGTCCGTGCGGAAGACCACAAACTGCGACGTCCAACTGGAGAACAGCGGATTGATGGCCAGGGTGATACGAATGTTCTCATCCAGGGCCACGACGCTACGGAGCGGGTTTTCGATGGTTCCCGTGCCGGTCGATACCAGGTTGTTGGTGAAGGCCTCGCTGAACGATGGGGCCAGGTCCAGACCGGTCATGACCATGAATTCCTTGGCCGTGGCGTTGAGTTTGTTGCCCTGATCGTCACACCAGGACATCATGTACGATACGACGTTGAACACCGCCCTGGCCACCTCTTCGGCGGTCGGCTTGGTGGCCGTCGCCACGTCCAGATATGAGCACTGGCTCGCGGTCAGGAGGTTGATGATCGTCCCGCTGTCGCCCCAACTGTGGTCGTTGTCGAAGTAATACTGCCCGTCGAAGCCGAGCCCATACGTCGATCCGGTTCCTGCGGCGATCCAGGCGGAGAGCATGACCGCGTCGTGATTGGCGAGGCCCTGGACGTGCTCCCCGATCTTCATATTGACCTGGTCGGTCTTGTCCCTTCTGATCCACTTGGCCGGGATGCCCAGCGTGGACTCATAAGGCCGGTTGCGGATGCTGAGGGCATATTCCCTCAGCCTCTTGATCAGCAATGGGCCGATCTTTTCACGCCAGCCCGGGGTGGCCCCGAGGAAGGCGTAGTCCTCGATCTCCTGGTCCGAACTGGCCCGGAGGGCGATCTTGTCCACCCAACTGCGGCCCTGGTAGAGCTCGAGTTGATATTTGATCTCGTTGCGAATGCCGCTGGCCGTGATACGCGGCCTAATGTCTGCCCGTGTTGGCATGATACTACTCCTTTTTGGTCTGGCCGTTATCCGGGCAAAAGAAAAGCGACCGCATAGAGGGTATAGGCCCCTATACGGCCGCTTTGTCTTTTCTTGGCGTCGGTCCCAACTGGCCAGAAGGGACCGAACCCGGATTATTCACTTTTTGCCCTGTAGGTCTATGTAACCTTCAGGGAGTTTTCAGCACCGGCAATCCAACATGATGAACGGAGGGCCGCCGGCTGCGGTGTTGTCGATGATGTACCCCGCTGGCTGGTATGCAGACCCGGCGTAGGTCAGATGTGCGCCGCCATTGACCGATCCGTCACCGACCCAGTAGACTACTCGATCCTGGTTGCTGTCCCCTGGGGTGGTCCCACCGCCAGGTGTGACCCAGACCGGGCCTGCCGTCTGGAGCCAGAAATACTGGCCGGTGGTAGCCACACATGCGGGGACACCACCGTGTGACGCCTTTTCGTCGGTCGTGTACTGCATGTTGGCCCAGGGTGAGGCCATGATCTCAACCAGGGTTGTGGCCGCAACCAATGCCGTGGTCAGGGGTTCATCGATTGTGACCGTGACATGGTTGCCAGTGCCGGCTGCCGTGTTTGACACGATATAGCGATTCTGCTGGGTGTTGGGCGCTGTGTGAAAAACGGCATATCCGCCGGCCCACTGATTGGCGGTGACACCCGCCTCGTCCATGACGAAGGTGGTCGCCCCCAAGGCGGCGCTGAGATGCACCACCTCGGACAGGATTGTTCCGGGTGTGTGTTTGGCCCCCATGTTGGGAATGACCCCAGCTGCACCCGCAGAGCAATAATGGAATCTGCGGTTTCCCTTCCATCTCACCGTGCCCAGAGGATACCTCTGGGTGTCGCTGGCCTCGTGGAATACCTGATGAGACATTCCAGTCAACAGCCTACCCCAGATGACATCTGCAGGCAGGCAGACTGGCGCCTCAAAGGTGTTGAATGCCACCACCGCAACGTTGCTTGACACGTATCGAACGACCTTGCCGACCCAGGAGTTGCCGGCGGGCGTGAACGTCAAGGTGGTGTCGTCCGAGGCGTAAACGTCTTTCCCGACGTCCAGGATGGAAACCCCGGTCAAAGTCACCTGTAGCCGGTACTGGCCGGTCAGATGCTCGATGTTGTAGTCGCCAGATGCTCCCGACGTGTTGTCCCGCTCTTCCAGGGCGTGGCCCCGGAAGAGGTCTCCGGCCACCAAGGGCCGGACATAGCCGGCGATGTTGCCCAGCATGGATCCTTCATACGGGTGGATTGCGATGTACACCGGCGAACCTTCGGTCCTGCCGATGAACTCTTGAACTGGTGTGTTCGTTGAAAGTGCCATATTGTACTCCTAATCCGGCCCTTTTGGGCGTTGTCGGTTCGTTTGTCGTTTTGGGCAGGACATGCCTGCCCCTACGGTTACTTGCCCAGGATCTTTGCGGCATCCGGGGAACTGTATTTCTTGACCGCTGCCAGGGCGGCTTCCGCCCGCTTGGCGTCACCGGACCCCTTGGCCCGGATGACATACATCTTCAAGGCCACGATCGTGGCGGCGTCTCCCCATGGCAGGATCGCCGGGAGGGATGACACCTGACAGCCCCTGGCCTTGGCGTAGTCCCTGGCTGCACCCTCACCGAACGGGTCGGTCAGGGCAAGGATGAATCCGCTGGACGGGTCCATTCCCTTGACGATCGGGACTTGGAGCTTTTTGACGAGTGTCGGGAAGGTCCCCTGGACCTCATGGACATCCATAGCCTCGATCTCAGCCAGCAATGCAGCACGGGCGGCGGCCGCTATCTCACTGCATTGCTCTGGGTACTGCTTGCGGACGGCCTCTACGGTGACGCCGTCCGGCTTGGTCTTGCTTTCCGCCATACTTACTCGCCCGCCTTTCTCGCCCTGCGAATCGCCGACTGCATCGACTTCCAGGAGAAATACTCACTCCTGAGCTTGTCCGACGCCTGGTACGCGGCCTTGACAGATGCCTCGTCGTCGGGGTCGATCTGGCTGACGTCCAGGACGTCGGCCTTCCGCTTCTGTTGGGCGGCCTCGCCATCGGAGAACTCCTGGACGGCCGGGTCAACCGGCTTGACCGGCTGCTTGGCGGCCTCTGCCTTCAGTCGGGTATTCTCGGCCTCGACCTTGGCCAGTCTCATTGCGGTAGCCTCGGTTGAGGTCTTACCGTCCCGGAAGCAGGTGGTGGCCAACTCGTAGTCCGTCCCACACGCCGTCAGAATCTCGACAAACAAGGCCCGTTCCTTGGACTCGCCGTCGGCCTGGCCGGCTTTGAAGACCGCCGCGTGGACGTCCGGGTAGTCCTTATGGAGGGTCTCCAGGGTAAATGCGTTTTTGTCTGGCATGATTGACTCCTTTTCTGTCCGGCTGAACCGGACTACTGAATCCTTTTCAAAGGCCGATGCCGATGTATTGGCGTCGGCTCCGAATACGCAGATGGATACCTCCTTGATGGTCGCCTGGCGAAAGACCGTTCCGGGTCCCTTCAAGGTCAGACCGTTGACCTCAACGGATGACCCCCCTTCTACAAATTCCGTCACAGTAGGCGGGACATTGAGAGAAGCCTCCATTGGGAAACCTCCCAACATATCACTCTTGACCTTCTGTGCGTCCTCGTTGGATAGGAATGCCCCTTCAAAGGTCACCTGGTCGGTGATCTCTTGCTTGGTTGCCACGCCAACCCGACGGTCAACGTCATGCTGACAGAGGACAGGTGTCTTCTTTTTGCCGAACTTGAGGCCCTTGAGATCGAAGGCCAGGTTCCCCCAGTACCAGTGCCGGGGGATGATACCCCCGCTATAGCCGACGATGTTGAACTTGTTGTCCTTTACCGCGTCGGTACTCTCGGCGAAGGTGACAACCGTGTCGTTGCAGTCGGTGAACCAACATGCCTGAGATGGGGCCTCATTGCCTGCCTGTGCCGGCACGGCAGACGGGCCTTGTTTTGATGGGAGGGTTTCAGTCTGTGGCATTGGTGGTCTCCTTTTTAACGTCGGCCGGCTGCTTTCCGTCGGTCGGTTTTTCTTCTACAGAAAAATCCGTCTTTTCCCTGGCCCGCTGCTCCAGGATCTCATCGTAGTCCTTACCCCTGGCCTCGATGAATTCGCGGCGGGTCCCTGTGCCGTTTTCCAACTGCTTGGTCTCGCTCTCGGCCTCCACCCTGGGGTCAACGTAGGGCCATCGGCGGCACTGCACTGAGTGGATATACTGGTCCGGTTGCTCCGTCAATACGCCCCTCGCCACCATTCGATCGACGTGCCACCTCCATATCCTCGATGCCAAGGGGGCGATGGACCAGGCCTGCTCGCGGCGCCACCTGCTCTGCGCCCGCATGTAGGCAAACCTCGCATTCATAAACGTCGCCGATGAGTAGTCACCCAGGGCCATCATAATGGGGATCGCCATTGGGGCCGTGATGAACGACAACATCCGCGTCACGTAGGCGTCGAATACTGCCGTGGGCCTGTTCATTCCTATCGGGTGGGGTTCCTCGTTCGGATTCCCATAATGGATAGATCCCGGCTCCATCTTCTCCATCTTGTTGCCGTCCGGGTCTTCCCCACCGGAGTAAATCCCCTTGACATACGGGGACGGGATCTTGCCGGAGTCCTTGACGGACACGAATACTGAAAAACACGCCTGGACGTTGGCCGCCACCAACTCCGCGTCCACGTAGCGATCCAACTGGTCGATCTTGGTGATGGCGCTCTTGAGCGCCGGCTCGCCTCGACTCTGACTTGTCCTTTGGGGGCTGAAGATGTGGTGGATCTCGGCGGCCTCATACCTATGGTATGAGGATGGGTCGATGTAGTACCCGCCCGGGCGAGGCCGGCCCACATAACAGCCCAGAAACTTGCCCGTCTGGTTGGA